AGCATAGTCAGCAGTAACACTGAATCGAATATACTGCTTGTCTGTGCTGACTTCCACTTTATAGCCGTTAACCTGCTGTGTCGTTGTATCTCTGGTCTCACGATAGTAAACGCCTGCGACAGGCTGTAATTCTACCGTATTGTTGTATATAACGAAGCCCTGAGACGGATGTATGCTTGCCGTCTTTGGTTTTGGCGATTCGTCGGAGGACATATATACAAGCTCATAAGCAACGCCATAAATTGACTGATCTTCGGCGTTGTCATTATCCTGCACATCAACTTCCGCAGCCTTGAACCATTCAAGCAGGTCAGTGAGGTCGTTTTCCTCGGACTGATATGATACTGATTCGCCGATCAGGAAGCCGGAGCCAATGTCTGTAATATACTTCGCATAGTTGCAGACAACGTTGTTACACGGTTCGTTCTTCCGCTTCGGCTTTCGGAGCAGGATGTCATGTTCTCCCTTGTAATAGCTTTCAAGTTTCTCGTATCGCTCATTCAGTGCAGTTCTATGTAGCTTTATATACTCGCATATTCTTTCCGTTGTGAGTTCTTCTGTTGTATTCAGCAGAAACATTTTATCATCCTCTCAGTTTTGATGTGCCGACCTTTGCAGTTGCAAGATGCGTATAGCAGAAGTATCTGAGAGCGTCCATTGCATGATCGTTCTCTTTAATAACTTCATCGTCAGCCGTGTCAGGCTTCCAGCTGTAAAGGTTGAATTCCTGAATCGTATTCTTGCAGCACGGCCTGAATAGTATTCTACCCTTATTCAACAGCGTTGCTGTGAAGCGGATACCGTCAAGGACTGCGTTGCTTGCATGAAGGACTACAATGCCACGTCGCCGAAGAGCTGCTATAAACGATGCTGCGGAAGGGTCAACAATCATTCCGTTGATATGAACACCATCGAGGAACTTGATAAGATCGTCGCAGTACTGCTCGTCCGTCTTCTGCCTTATTGAATCACGTCCAGAATAATAATATTCACGTTCACAGAGCCAGCGTCCGTCTGCTATCTTGTGCCATAGCAAGAAAACCGTTGCGTTCTGCGTACCGTAATCGCAAGAGACGTAATATACAGGAGAAAAATCGAACTCCTCAGTTGTGACGTGCCTGTCCTCGTCAAACATCGAATAAACGATGCCTTCTGCGTTCACCCATTCGCCGAGGATGTATCTGTCATAGTAAACGGTTCCGGCATATTCCTTCTTCAGCTCCTGAACGAACACAGGATCATTGAAAGGATTATCGTCTATCGTGTACTTCTGACGGAACATATCGGCATCAGAATCAAGGAACTGCTTGAACCAGTGTAGCTTTCCTTCGGGATTGCAAGTGAGGTCACATTTACTGTAACCTCTGTCCAGTCGGGACTTAAGCATTATAAATGCTTCTGGATGCCAGGTGACAACCTCGTCACCGTAGCAGTACTTCACGCTTGAACCTCGAAGGATATCATTTGCGGTGATCTTGGAAGCACCGAGACACCAGACTTCCTCACCGAACATATAAGCCTTATTGTTGGAGTTGATACTTGATACAAGTTTATCTCCCCAGATTTCCTGTAAAGGCTCTATGATATTTCGCTGCAGCGTTCCTTTAGTGTTGCCGAGAATGAATATTCTTCCTGGCAATCCTGCGACTGCTCTGATTCGCTTCGGGATCAGATACAAGTCCATGTATGTTTTACCGCTTCGGGTCGCACCTTCCTTGACATTCCATCGGCAGTTCGCATTCTTGAAGAACTCTTTCTGTTTTTCAGAGAACGGCATATCATTCTCCGATCTGCTTCAGGACATCGTCGAGCTTTTCAAGAACTGAATCGTCTGATACGTTCAGCAGCTCGGCCTTTGCCTTGATAAGAGCTGTCTGAGCCTTAAGCATCTGCTTTTCTTCTCGGCTCTTATTAGCTGAGAGAAGCTGAACGAGTAAGTCCATAGCCTTGCCCCAGTTCTTGCCCTTCGGGTCTGCCAGGTTAGCGACCAGTCCTTGTATAACAGCTTCCTCGCCTGTGAATTCCTTGCCGTGCTTATCCTTGAACGTACCGTCAAGGACTTCCTGAGCCATTCTTCTGAGGTCTGCTTTACGCTTTCGAGCTTTGCCGGAAGCCTTGCCACCCTTCGACTGTTCTTCGACTGTTAGAGGATGTGCAGCAGGTTTCAAATTCTGCTCGTTAGCCATCACCGACCTCCTTCCTTTTAATTCAGTTTGACAGCTTTCTGCCCTGTGAACTTTTCCCATCGGTCAATGGCAGCGTCTACATACTTCGGGTCCAGCTCCATGCAGTATGCTTTGCGTCCGTTCTGTTCGCAGGCTATTATTGTCGTGCCGGATCCGTTGAAAAGGTCGAGAACGATGTCACCGCCTTTGGTATTGTTTTGAATTTGGTAATCAAATAAGCCTACAGGCTTCATTGTGGGATGTATATCTGACTTATTAGGCTTGTTGAAGTCGATAACAGTTGTCTGCTTTCGGTCGCTTGCCCAGAGGTGACTTGCGCCGTCCTTCCATCCGTACAAGCAAGGCTCGTGTTTCCACTGATAGTCCTGCCGACCGAGAACCATACTGTTTTTATTCCATATCAACACTTCACGGACTTGCCATCCTATGTCGTGACAAGCTCCTTGGAAGTTATAACCTTCTAAACCAGAATGCCAGATATAATATACAGCTCCTGCCTTCATAACCTCGTTGGCTGCGGAAAATGCCGAACAGAGGAACTGCCTGAAAGCTGTATCTTCCATGTTGTCATTTTTGATTTTCAGCTTATCTTTTGTTTTGCCTTCGTATGCTACATTATACGGAGGATCTGTAAGCAGCATATCAACAAGCTCACCGTTTGTAAGGACTTTGACCTGCTCTGCGTCGGTGCCGTCTCCACACATAAGCCTGTGTCGTCCGAGCTGGTATATATCGCCGAGCTTTGACTTTGGCTCTTCGGGAAGCTCCTCATTGTAATCATCCTCAATAACTTCTGAGGAATCGTCGCTGAACATCTCAAACTCAAATCCGAACTCAGTCATATCAATATCATTGATGCTGCCGAGTTCTATGTTCAGGAGTTCCAGGTCAAAGCCTGTGTCCATCGTCAGCTTATTATGTACGAGCATATAAGCCTTGCGTTGCTCATCGGTAAGACTGTCGAGCCTGATAACAGGGATTTCAGTATAGCCTAACTCTTTAGCAGCAATCAGGCGACCGTGTCCCTCGATGATCTCGTTATCGTTCCAGACAGCGACAGGATCGTTGAAGCCGAACTCCTGAATGGATGTCTTGATCTGCTGTATCTGCTCCGCAGGATGCAGTTTTGCATTCCTTTCGTAAGCCTTCAGATCTCCGATAGGTAAATATTCAATTGTAAGTTTCTCCATTGTTTTGCATTCCTAAGTAAGACGTAGCAGTATAATGGTTAGTGTGATATAAGAAAAAACCGCCACAGATGGCTAACTGCGACGGAATACTGCTGCAAGGAGGTAAAAAACGTACTTGTGTATGACAAGCACTGAAATGGCGATGCGAATATAAGCCCGATTCAAGCACCGCCAGTGCTTGTATGGTTGCAGAGACTGGAATTGCACCAGTGATTTCAAGGTTATGAGCCTTGCGAGATAGCTACTTCTCCACTCTGCCAAAAAGTTTATGGGGAGCGTATCAACTCCCCATTATGAAAGGAGCATTTAATGAAAAATCAGTATTTGTGTAGAACAAAAGAAAGGAGACATTTCAGGGTTTCTCCCTATTAAAATTATACTATATATAGCCAAAAATAACAATTAGCTAAATAGCAGATTTTACACAGTTGAATTGTAGCAATTGCGTGAAAAGTCTGTTGAAAAGTCCTCATTCAGCCATTCCTGAATACATTTCTCGCAGCCGTCGTGAACGTACTTGTAGCAGCGAAGTATCTTAGTCTCTCTTGATATGCCTGCCACTGCCTGAAGCGGACACACTCCTGTGTTGTTTGCCATGTTCACCATCATATCATAAGTGCAGGTCTGTAAGATCTTATCACGATTCTTCATAATCATCACCCTCCACATCCAGGCCGAGTTCAAGTCTGTACTCAACGATCTTAGCATACGGCTCATAAGTAATTGATACAGCAACGCCTATAGCCATGATCAGAGCACCGACAACCATACCGATACAGAACATTCCCATTACTTCTCACCTCCGTTCAGGATCTCGTTTGCCATCAGCTCATGCAGGCAAGTCGAGCAGTATATACCTATATTCTCTCCGTCCTTGAATACGTCCATAAGCATACAATCCCAGTTCCTTGCTGCTATTGTATTACCGTTGTATTTTTCAAGACAGCCCTTGCAGCAGGTCTGTCCGTTTCCGTTCCTGTGTACAGCCGTAATTACAAGCACTACAGCGCAGTAAAATGTTATATAAGGACAATCAAGAACAAAAGCGGTAAACCGCCATAATATACCATTAAATATCTCAGCCATAATTATACTCCTTAATATTTTATAAAATCTGCGCCGTAAAGGCTGTTCAAGGTATCAATGACGTGTTTCATGCCAAGACCGTTTTTGTCCGGTTGCCAGATACCGTCTGAATCGTACGAACCGCCGTGCATGCAGAAATCATACTGCTTCGGGTGAGTTTGCTTCAGTCGCTCAAATCTTCCTACGCCTTTTTCGAGGTGAGCACCAAAACCGCAGAAGATACAGCCGGTTCTGTCGCAACCGGTCGTACAAAGTTTACAGCCCGAAATACATTCTTCTGCCCATTCAAATAATGTTTGCCCTGGAAGTTGGTCTGGAATATCTTGATAAATCTCACCATAAACACTGGCAATTTTTATATTGTATCTGCGTATATACTCTAAAACGTCTTGCTCCGTCCAAAATGACATGGGCTTGCTCATTGCATTTTTTGCGTTAAAAGCATTACACCCCGTGCGAAGCCAGCCGGACAAACGTGTTTTACTTTCGCTTGCCATCGTCGCAATTATTGGCACTTTACCGGATTCTTTTTCATAATTGTGTGCAGGACTTTTTTTCATAACATTACAGCATTTGGGAGAAATATTAAAATCTACATTAACCAACGGCTTATATTTCTTGGCATTATATACTGACGGCAGCCCATTTCTTGTTGTCGCAGTTCCATCAAGGTATTTTTCAGCCCATGTCAACCCACGTCGAGCCGATTCGATTTTATGTGCAATGCTTTTTGATAATAGCGGATAGCCATAAGTCGAAATTACTTCTTTAAAACTCATTGCAGGATAAAGCACTTTTACGTTATCGAATGTTTTCACAAAACGCTGTATCTCAGGATATTCGAGTCCTGTATTAACAAATACAGCTTCAACGTCCGGATAAAGTTCCCTGACAAGGTGGAGCAGAACAGTAGAATCTTTACCGCCTGAAAAGGAAACATATACGCCGTCTGTTCCGAACTCTCTTACCCAATCGCGAATACGGCTCTGAGTCATTAATATTTTGACATCAAGCGGTACAGACTGCATTTTGATTAGATCGTCTATTGTCCTTATATTCTCAACCATTTTTAACACTCCTTTATATACTTGTGGCGCGCAGAGTGGCGCGGAGACCTCCGCGCCCGCTTACCTCAAAGCGCGCCAGACATTGTATAGTATAAGACCAACTCCATAAAGTCAGCAAAGTCACTCATGCAATCCTCGCACAGGATTGTATTGTCTCCGTCACTGAGCAGCCCTGATGCAGTTCTTTCAAGATTTGTTAATGACCATGCTCCTACTCGATCATGCCGG